CGCCCAGATCGGTGCCCTCGAACTCCTCCGCAAGCTCCTCGGCCTCCGCAAGCTGCGCATCCAGCAGCTCCAGCGCATGATCCAGATCCTCGATCACGATCTCCTCGCCCTCCATCATCTCCTCGTCCTCCATGTACACATCATCGTCGCCGCCGTTGAGGCTCTGATGGATCGACTCCACCAGCGATCCGACATCCTCCACCATCCCGAGCGAGCGCTTCTTGCGCTCGTTGGCGCGTTGATTGCGTCGGAACTCGGGCTTGATCTCGCGCTTGCGGTTGCGCATCGCGATCTTGCGCTTGTTGCGGCGGTAATACTTACGCGACGCCTGCTTGTCTGCCATGCTCGTGCGCTTGGTGCGGATCAGCCTGCCACCACGAACGACCGTCCGATTGCGGCCCTCTTCCATATTGTCTGCCATCTCGTTGCTCTCCTCGCAGTCACCGCGACCCTTACAGCCGCAACCGCAGTCCTTGCCCATCGTGGATCTCCTTGATGGTGCGTGATCAGAAAAGCCCGGTGTGCGCAAAGGCTCGCGGGCATCACGCGGGCTGTTGTGCAAGATGTTGCGTGGCAGATTCAACAAAAACGCCCCCGCCTCGTCGTAGAGGGGGAGCGTTTTTTCGAGAGCGCAGCGGTGTCAGGGTCGCCGCTGATACAGGTACAGGTGCAGCAGAATCATGCCGCCTGCTTGAAGCGCGACTCACCGTGCAGCCTGTGCAGCCGCTCCCCAAGCACCTCAAGACGGATCGCGAGCAGGGGATCAGTCTTGCGGATCTTGCGCCAGCCGTCCTCGGCGGTGATCTTGTCGCGGCCCTGTACATACTCGCGCTCTGTGATGCCGTAGGCGCCGCGCGAGTCTTTCAGCTCGGTGATGATCTTGCTCTTGCCGAAGGCGTCCACAAGACCCTCCATGCCAAGATCCTCGCGCAAGCTGTTGAGCCGCTTCTCACGCTCGAAGTCACGCTCGATCTCGCGCGAGATCACCCAATCAAGCTCCTCTTGGCGCGACACCATGAGCGAGATCGCTTCATCATCCGAGAAGCCAAAGAGCTGCACCAGCATCCAGCGAACGCTGATGTTCTCTTGAAGCCGCGACATGATGTCGGCCTTGGCGCTCAAGACCTCGATCCGCGCCAGCTCCAAGATCGCGCTCGGCGCCGCCATCATGATCCGATAGGGGTGATCGCTCGGAGCACGCCCCGTCGCGAGCAGGTGGACATCGCTCATGCGCTTGACGCCTTGCTTGATCATCGACTGGATGCGCACCACCAGCGAGGCGAAGCGGACATCGGTGTTTGCCAGCGGGCGCTCGCTCGCCTGATTGTCGCTCGCAAAGTTTGGGATCGATGAGGCCCGCCCGATCTTCTGCTGGAAGTATTTGATGTCGTCCATCGCCTGATAGTCGGCGCCCGAGATGGTGTCGATCCTCACGCTCTCGCCGCGATCCTGCGACACGGGGATAAAGAAGTCTTCATCGGGTGAGAGCGCGTTATAGCCGGTGTTGATCTTGCCATCTGTCCCGACGACCTTCTGCCGCTTCATCTGGTCGCGCACACGTTGCACATACTGGAGCGCGTGCAGGCCCGACAGCTCACCCGTGTCCACATAGAAGGCATAGCGCGACGGCGCGCGCGTGAGCTTGTGGACCACCGCCGCATCCTCCATGAGCGCAAGGCGGCGCCACAAGTGGCGGATGCGTTCAAGCGAGGACTCACCATAGGGGTCCATGCGGTCGCCACCCGGCATCTTGAAGTGCGCGACCTCCCACTCCTCGAACGCCACGATCGGCAGGAAGCGAGTATACCCATAAAAATTGAGGTTGGAGTGCTGGCGGCGCTGCTCCACGAGCTTCACGAGCTGATCGGGCTCCACGGGCATCGTGGGCGTCGGGGACACCACAAAGCCGATCTGGATGCCGAACGGATCAAACACCAGCCGCGTGAGCCCTGCGGGGAGCGGCTCTGTGGCGATGACGCCCCGCTCTGGTGTCAGGAACAGGCGCTCATAGTTATTGCCATACTTGAGCGCGTACCTCACGAGGCTCCACAGGTAGGAGTCGAGCTTGACCTGCTCGTGAAGCATCATGTTCACATCGCCCGCGATCGTCTCATCGTTGCTCTCAGCCCACACCTTGAGCGAGCGCAGCGCATCATCTTGCGTGCTCTCGTCGGCGTAGGTGTCGAGCATCGTCTTGATGTCAGAATACTCGTCCATCTCCTCATACTCTTGCATCCGCAGGAGGAGGTCTTGTTCGCGAGCGAGCGCGCGCCTGTACTGGTCATAAGGCGTGTTGTAGAGACTGGCAGAGCTAAACCCCCAACTGTTCCAGTTATAAGGCTGCTGCTCCTGCTTGATCTCACGCATCTGCTCGGCGCGGGCACCAAACACCGAGCGCAGTCTCTTCACGACCTTATCATAGATGCCCATGCTCTTTATCCTTTCAAGAATGGAAGCCCACCGTTGGCAGTCCACCAAGGCGAATTGTTGACTTGGGGCGTCGGCACAGGCTTTCCAGTCTGCACATCAATAAATCGATCCATCGGAGACGCTGACGCCTGCTGGCTTTGCATCGCCATCACCATCGACGGGTCCACAGCACTCTGGCCCGTCCTCGCATACTCTGTCAGGGTCATCGTCACGCCTGCCACAGCATCGGACACGTCCTTGCTCTCAAGCGCACCATCCTTGGAGCCCTCGTTCGGAGGGTGATCCACCTTCAAGCGCTTCGCGTCGTACTGCAAGCGCTGGATCTCACGCTTGAGCCGAGGGTAGTTATAGCAGGACACGCGGCCCTGATGCACCGCCGCTTTCAAGACCTCATAGGGGCGGATGGTGCGATCCATCGACAGCTCTTCGGCAGGGCACAGCTTCTTGCGGAGCTGCGTCAGCAGGTCATGCGACTGGTAAGAGTCGGCGGTGGCGAGCCGGAACTTGAAGCCGTGGTTCTTGAACTCGTAGAGCAGGGCGCGGATCATGTCATAATCGATCTCACCACCTGCGGGCGCGTTGATCGCCAGCACAAAATCAATCCAGATAAACGGATGCACCTCTTTGACCATGACCTGCGCGTCGTTGTCCCAGAAAGGAATCTCCACATAGCTCGCGATGTGAGCGATCGCGAGCCCGGTGGAGTCTTTCTTTTTTGACAGATCGATATGCACATGCCTTGGGATGTCCGGGTTGATCTTTGGAACAAACACCTTCTCGATAACACCAGCCGCGACGCGCTCATACTTGCTCGAACATATCTCGTCCCATTTGACGTTCTTTTCGTCGCCGCAGATCCACTCATCGCCGTAAAAAGGGTGACTGTCTTGGCGCCCATCAAAGATCATATCGATCTTGTTGCTTTCGTTAAAATAGTGCTTGTAGTTTGGAACAGACACACCAGCAAGATCGCGCAGCGACCTCACCATGTCTTGCTCAAACGCTGGGCGCATCTCGGCGGGCAGGTGGATCACCATCGCCCCCTCATCGCCCGCCACCTCGGGCGGATCTGGCTCGTCATCAGACAAGATGCGGCTCTTGCGGTGAGCGCCGCCGAAGAAGACGCGCATCATCTTGCCAGACGACGTTGAAGCTGGCTTGATCTCATGGGACAGGTAGTCGGCAACATAGATCGACGGTGTGTGCTTGGCGGCCAGCACGCGCTTCTCTGTCAGGTCGCTCTCATCGTTCTTGGACGAGATCACCACCACTTTGCCGGAGACGTGACCGCGATATGAGAAGCGGCTGGCGACGCGCTTGACGATCGAGAGGTAGATCCGCTCGCCCATCGTCATAAACGTGGACGTGGCGTTGATGCTCGCCTTCTCCTCGACCGCTGTGGTGTTGCGCCCAAAGTTGACCTCATCCATGATCGCCATGTAGAGGTCTGTACCGATCACCGCCTCGCTGTCTGTGGGCGACGCCAATATCTGAATGTTTTTGTTGATATATGCTTCCGTTCCAGTCATAGGCCACTTGACGGTGCAGCAGTCCTTAAAATACTGCGTATTCTCAATACCTGCCTTGAGCTTAACCCATGTCGTGTATTTGATCTGCTTGAGCTTTGTAGAGAATAGCGCGATGGTCATAACAGAACCAGCGCCAAGCCCGTGCGCGGTGGCAGGATCTTGAAAACATGTGAGATAGTAGATGATGTAGCGAGCGAGCATACAGGCCAGCGTGCTCTTGCCCCAGCCCACGCCACCTGTGCAAATGACCTCCGAGAAGCCACCGTTCACAATTTCGATGAGCGCCTGCTTGAGCCTCGGATAGAGCTTCGCACCATCAGGGCCACAGTAATACGGGTCTTTGAGCCAGTCCTCGATCGAGACAGGCGTGTGGCGAAACACCGCACGCTCCATCTCCCTGATCTTACGCAGCGCCTCCGGGTCGCCGCTCTCAAAGGCGATCAGCAGCTCCAGCTCCTCGGGCGTCAGCGACTCAAGCAGCTTGCTCTGGCTGCCCGCCTCATCGTTGGCGGTGAAGTTTGTGCGCCAACGCCCAGCATCCTTCTCAAGAGGCATCGTCGCCCTCCGCTGCGTCGTCAGGATCAGGCGGCTGCGGCGGCTCGTTGATCAAGATCGCGTCGTCGATCCCTTGCCCGTTGCTCACGCTGCCCGAGATGCTTTCGAGC